AATTGCATCTGCATCTTCCGCAGTACGCTCGGATATCTGAATAACCTTATGGTCTGGATTTTCGTCACGAACATATGGGTAATCATACTCTCCGTCTGGGTCAGTTGGCCATCTAACAAGATGGTTTGGAACTGCGGCCCAATCAGCAGGAATATCACGCAATTTTTGTCGATATGCCATCCATTCTGCTTTGACAGACTCAGGCATATCATCAGCGATACGACCATCAGACTGTTTCAATTTAGCGTTACGCTCTTCCCTAATAAACTCATCAGTTTGTCTACGAAAATCAGTTCTAAACACTAGAGGCTTAGTATAATCATCGATGATATCATTCTCTGAATAAATCATTCGAGGGTCAGATGGGTCAACAATAACTATATTATCATCTGCTACAGGTCCTACAGCGACTTCGTAGAGTTTCCTCTCAGCGAATCCACCGAAGAGAAGTGCAATTTTAATTGTATTCTCATCTGTATCAGCGTTAAGTTCTTTGACTTCAAGATTCAAAGGAACGGGCTGGGCTGTATAATCGTCTTTATCCCAAGACTGTTCAATATCTTTAGTCTCTTTATCAATCCAGAGGATTAGAGTAGACGGCCCATCATAACTTTGCGTAGACGTTTTACCTAACGCTTTTGTTGGGACAGCCTGTTCAAACTCGTCTGGTATGTCATAAGTTACGACTTTTTGTACGTGTGCCATTTTATTCTATCTCCTAAAATTCATATTAATTATTGGTAAGTCACTTTGACTAATCCACCTGCACCGAATCCACCTACACAAGCAGTTCCTGCACCGACAGAGTTTCCTGCTCCGCCACCGCCAGGGAAGGCACTGTGAGCAGAACAACAAGCCGAATCACCAGTACACCACTGTTTACCAATACCAGAACCGGAAACTGTAAATGGTCCAGCAGGGCCACCAGTTGTAGTTCCAATATGAGTACAACAATCGTATTCTTTGTGGAAAGACGAATTGATTCCTCTGAAACACATATCGCCGCCTTGAGTGGCTTCGTTACAGTTATGAGAAACCCAACCTGCGTTATAGTTACCTCGGTCACATTGAAGATTACCGATATGACAGTTATAACAGTTAGACATTACATCCCAAGAAGTAGAACCACCGTGACCACCTATTGCACAGAAGTTTGATAGTCCAGGACCAGTTACATAAGAAGTACAACCGTGTCGGCACGCTCTGTTACAAGTTGTACAACAAGAACACTGTGAAGTTCCGCCAGAACATAGCGTATAGGTTGATTCTGAACCTGCAGTTGATGTGAAATCACCCGCATCTTTACAGATAGTCTTTACGTTATAGTTTCCGCCTGCGCCACCGTGTCCGATATCATAATCGTGTCCAGCAGAGCCACCAGGGCCACCGCCTGAAAGAATTTCAAACTTAACAATTTGTGTACCAGTAGGAACTTGCCAAGAGAGACAACAACCACCGTTAGTTACTGACCAATGATTCGTGTTATAAATGTAAAAATCTCTTTGTGCATCACCACCAACACCAGTATCAATCAACGTCTGAATGTTTGCCAATCCTGCGGCCACAGTAGCATCAATTGTAGTATTTGCAGTTGCTTGTACTCCACTTATTTCTTGTAAACTTTCGTATACGTGATTGGCCATCAAATCTAACGCTGAGTTAGTATTTTTAGCCATTTGGTTCATTTTACCAAGTGTTAGAATATCCATTATTCTTCTCCCCTCAAGGCTCTCGCCGCGTTGTTTTTAATTTCTTCGGGAGAATCTGGATGTGCTACTGTATGTAGTTCAGCATCCGCGTATTTTTGTGGGATATCCCTCAGTTCTTGTCGATAAGCATCCCAGGCATCTTTCTCAGCCCCATCAGGCAGAAGGTTTTTAACATCTAGTTGCTCAAGTTCCATATCACGATATGCCCTAATTTCATCCCAAGATTCTGGCATACCAAAGTCTGCTGGTGCCCTCAAGACTAAATCCCAACTCGTAGTTTCAAAATTCCAAGTACACTCGTATGGGTTCCATACGTGGTCAGGTGGAATCGAGCCATTTGCTGGTCGACTGTAGTATACAGTTCCGTCAGCGAGTTTATCTTCTTGTTGAGGAAGGTTAGTATAGTTAGGAGTATCATCTCCTACTGTGTCTGGTTTCGTCCAGATAGCACAAATATGAGGATTAGTTGTACAGTCGATTTCAATTCGCTCTGCATCTAGAGGAACAGGTAATGCCCTAATAGCATCTGCCATTTCTTCTTCAGAACCATTCTCAAAATCGCCATCATCAGCGTAATTCGTTTTGATTGGATTCTGATTCCATTTGCCTTTTCTATCGCCTTCTTTATTGACTTGCACCCAGATAGTGTCTGGCCCTAGATAAGACATACTAGCAGTATTACCGGCAGCCGTACTCTGGGATAGATACTTATCCGGCACTGGATACGTCATTTCAATATTCAATTTAGCCATTTCTAATATATCTCCTAATTATTTTTTTAATAACTTTTGTTATGTCTTACGACCAATACGTTACTACGACTGCTCCGCCGCCGCCTGCTTTACCACAACAGCAACTGCCTGAAGTCATACCACTATATCCGCCTACGCCAGGAGATGCTACTGAACCACCGGAGTGCATACCGAAAGTACAAGCATCTGGTGAATGAGCATCGCCAGTTCCTAGAGGGCCTGGGGCACCTGAAGCAACTTGCCATAATCCATCTGCACAATAATGATTTGAGTGAAACCAAGAACTTCTGCCGCCTTGTCCGTAATCTCCACCATATACTGGTGCACAGTTAAAACAAGTATGACAACAAGTGTAACAGTTGAAACTATGACATTGTATTTGCCCTACGCTTCCACCCGTTGCACAATAATTTGATAATCCTGGACCAGTTACGTAACTTGTGTGTCCTCGTGCAACTCCACTATGTGGATGACAACAACCTGAACCTGCTGAACAAATTTGATAAACGTCTGTACCATCTCCAACGAAATCTCCGTCTTCTAAGTTCAGATGTTTAACAACATATCCTCCAGCACCACCAGGAAGTCCTACCATCATACAACAGCAAGCACCCCATCCTGAAGCGCCACCGCCGTACATTTCAAATTTAATTCCTTTAGTATCTGCGGGTACAGTCCAAGCACATTGATGTCCGCTATAGTGAACTGATTGTTGACCTGTAGCACCTTGACCAGAGTTACAACCAACGTATAGTACACGTTCTGGGCCACTACCTGCACCGCCACCAGCGGCAACTAACTCTGCTACACCATCTGCGGTAGCCTGTGTGAGTTGTCCGACTTGGTTCTCTTGCAAGTCACAAACGTCTTTTAGAGCGGTAAATGTCGCATTGGCTAGATATTCCAAGGTTTGGTCGACATCTTTCGCCATTTGGTTCATTTTACCAAGTGTTAAAATATCCATCGTTTTTTAATCTCCAGTGTTTTCATATTCAATTCTATTTATATTAAATATTTATATTAAGTTTCTAGTAGTATTATACTTCCCAAACATCTTTGAGTGTAATAATACCCCTCATATTCTCAAGGTTGCCATCGTATCTACTAGAAGTGTAAAGCAATGACGCAGGAGTTCCTAGTGTCCAAGATTGAGTTTTGAATGACCAAGAGTCGTTCAGTGTATGTCCGTTTGGATTCTCGAACTGAATCATAATGCCATTCTTGTAGTTAGTACCAGCAGTCGTATTTGCAGAGAAGTCAGAATCATTCGTATTGCCCTCTGGTCCAAACAATGCTAAGTCTACATTGACATTATTAATAGATGCACCAGCAAGTAGAACTGGCCCTGCAACAATTATCACAGGAGTCTTATATGCGGTTCCAGGATTAGTGAATTCAATAGATGAAACATTACCATTCAATCCTAATACTACCGTTCCTTCTGCCCCATAACCAGTTGGTTCTGCGTGACTGTCTACGACAATGACTCGTGTTAAGCCAGCAACATAATCTGCCCAATCTTCGACAATCGTTCCAGCCCCGATACCATTATTAAGAGATACACTTCCTACAAAACCACTTCCGACTGATTTAGTGCTTGAGCCAACTAGGCCACCAGCATCTGAAACTACAATCATCGGTTCGTCATAGTTAGTTCCACGTGTAGTTAATACAATGTCAGTTACTACGTTATTAAGGTCTTGAGTAAGAATTGCTCCTGAACCAGTATCTAATGGGTCATTGATAGTAAACTCGACATCGACATAATTAGAACCCGATTTAACAACGGTTATTGAAACAATCTCACCAATCGTAATTGGTGCAGTCCAAGTACCTGCTCCAGCGACACACGTTGATTCGTCTGAGAATGCAACATCTGAACAAGAACCCGCTACTGCTTCAGTAGTTAGAACTGGTCGAATGATTGCACCTGAACCATATTGAGTACCAATTGGCGCTCCTGTTATATCATACTGCGGAGTTCCCGTAGGGTCCATCACAACGATTTTAGTATTTGGTGAGTATGCTGTACCACGATTGGCTACAGTAACAGAGGCAATAGAACGATTAGTTTCTACAGTTGCGTATGCTCCTTCACCTGGGCCAGATACATCAACTATGTTCACTGTATCAGTAAGTGTATATCCTTGTCCTGGTCTGTCTACAGCAATATTGATAATCGTTTGAGCGACATCAACTGTAGCAAGTCCTCGAACTCCTCCACCAGTAGGTGAAGTGATATCAACAAAAACACTATTATCACGTACCCAAAGGGTCGCTTTAATATTCGTGTCGTTGTCATCATAGAGGTCGTACTTATCTGTGATTTCAGTTTCTTTAGTAATTACGTATGTGAATACAGCATTCTGAGGTACGTCACCAGAATCAAACATCCCACCTGCGTGAGTAATTGTATGTGCTTGAATATCTAAGTTTGTAAACTCTAGAGTATCTCCAACATTAGCAGAGATAATAGATGGAACAAAAGCGTTGTTCTGAATATCGACACTTACTGTTTTAGCAGTAGTATCCGTATATCCTGTACCAGCGACTGATACTGCGAATCCAGCAATTCCGCCGTCAACTAGTGACATTGAAGTTGCGGCTGCTACAGTAGGAGTTCCACCTGAAATTGCAACACTATCAGCGATAACATAATCTGCTCCGCCATCTGTAATTGTTACAAAATCTACACTGTTATCTTCTTTAAGAGTAACATATCCAGCCGCAAGTCCACCAGTTGAAGTGGTGAAAGCCAGCGTGATAGTTGGATTAACTGTGTGAGTAGTAACTTCTCTTGGATGAACGTGAGCACCGTTTGTTGCAGTGAATTCAAATGATTGATTGAATACGTTCCAAGATACTGTTTGGTCGTGAGTGTGACCCGCATCAACCGTAGTTGATAGAACAGGAGTTCCCGATTTAATAAGATTAACTTCAGTTTGACTTAGTTGAATTGTATGAACGTGTCCATCTCCACCTGGTACTTCAGCAACCGCTACTTCATAGTATCCAGTATATCCTGCACCAGGAGTTTCAACTTTAACTTCTTCTACCATTCCATCTTTCAATGTGAATGAAGAAACCGCTTTAGTTTCTACTGAGCCCGCTACATCAACTGCTCCCTTATCAAATGCTCGTACTGCCGTATTTGCTGACCATTTAGTACCACCGTTTGTGATTACGACATCTGAAACACCGTCATCATAAACTGCGTTAAGTATTGCTCCAGTTCCTTGTTTTCCATTTGCATCAACTGTGTATGCGTAAGAATCAATAAATCCAGAGTCATCATTGATGAACACTTTATAAATTAGTCCGTCTGATAATTCTTTTACGTATGATTCGCCTGAAATACCATACTCATAAGAACGTGTAAAATCGTCAAGTAGTGCGACAATTGGGTCAAAATATTCTTCACAAGTAGTAGGAGTATCATAACTTCCACCAGAACCATCGATATCCGATGCGTTGTGCATTGCAGTCACGCCCCAACCAGTCACTGAACTTGTAGCATCGTGACAATAAGATTGGTAAGGCTTGAATAGAATTGTATCGTAATGTTCTGCAAAGTTTCCTTCAATACCACTATTGTAAACAGTAGCACCAGTAATGTCTGTAATTTTGACATAATCTCCACTGTCAACTCCACCAAACATAATCGCGGCATCTGCGCCACGTCTTAGAATAAGTTCTGGGTTGTCTGTGTCTGGGATAGATGTATTATTAAGAATAGTTAAGTCTAATGCAGGGTCACCATTAATTTCGTGTCCCGTTGCTCTGAATGTAGTAACTCCACCAACTGTGGTATTCTTGTTAACATCGTATGCTTTAATCTTAGTAACTGAGGTAGAACCTGTAGCCGTTTCAATATCAAGTTTTAAGTGATGTTGGAATGGGCGTGGCTCTCCTACAATCTGCATACTTTCACCAAATGATGCAATTGCACCAGTCGTTGCGTTATATGAGATGTGGTGAGTCTTATTAGGACCCTCTTCAGCAAACGTAATATTACCTTCTGCATTGTAGAGATAATCAGTAAATCCGATTTCCCTAGTCATCGAGACTTCAGAAAGTAGAGTATTCGTTTGATGGATAGAATATCCAGAATCGGCTGCGCCAGAAGTATATTGCGATAAGTTCGCAAGCATATCTGCTAGGGCTTGGGCGATAACAGCATCTTGAAATGCAACGTGACCAGTATAATCAGTGGTCAATTGCGACATACTATTTGTAATATTCGTTTCAAGAGTATTAGCGTGATTTGATAGAACATTTCCTGCATCATTGGCCCAAGGGACGAATGTTGTATTGACGAATCCTTGAACCTCATCGTTCATATAGGTTTCTACAGCGTTCATAGCCGTATTTGTTCTAACAACTACCTCATTCTTAAAGGTATTCTGTTGATTTTCTAAAGGAGTTGAGATATTCGTATTTAACCAGTCCTTCATTGATGCGGCCATAGCATTCAACTTAGTCGGTATCATAACCGCCGGTGTATTAGTATAAATCTCTACTTCTTCGGTAAACGCCGTGACATCGACACTATCAAATGTAATATCTGGTATGTCATTAAACGGGTCAACCGCAGTAGTTATGCTTGATAGTGTTACGGACATTGTATTTTATCTCCAAAATTGTATTCTTCTGATATATTTATAATAACTAAATTCATAATCATATCCATTTTATAGTATCTCTACAGAGTTAATTTCTCTGAAACTGATACCGCTTGAGTTCAAGATGATAACATCATAGTTACCCGTAGTCGGCATATCTGCCGGTTCTAGGGTGAATCCTAATCCGTTTGCAGTACCTATTACTTCCGAGGTGCCAAATAGTGGACTTGTAGGTGCTCCAGTGAGTTGTAGCCATACCGTATCAGTGGCTTCAAACCCTGCTCCTGTTACACTATATGTAGTAGCAGAAATACTAGGCTCGTGTGTCACTGTAATGATTCGCAAATGGTCTCTTACATTGAATAGTGTTGGAGAAATCGCTGTATCTCCGTCAGTATTAGTGATTCTGAATTCTTGGTCTCCAAGTGGAGTAAGAGGGTTCAGTGTGAAATTGACTTTCGTAGGTAGTGATACTGCCGCTGTTTCCTGTTCAATTCCACCGACTGTGATTACCCATAATGGGTCAATACCATCACCAACTACTTCGATTACATCTCCCGGCATTGCTGAGACTACTGTAATATCCCAAGTTCCTCTTGGTGCGATACATTCTGCTTCGGTCAAGAAGAGAGCATCAGAACAATGTGCTGGAATTTCAGGAGTCCACGTGCCTCTTGGTGCGATACAAGTTGCTTCAGTCGTATATGAAACGTCAGTACAAGAACCTGGGGTCCAAGTATTATTCGCTGAAGTCCACGTATTATTCGCTGAAGTCCACGTACCTGCATTATTTTCACAAGATGCTTGGTCATAGTAAGAACCTATAGAACAAGTTCCTTGATTCAAACAGTTAGTTTCGTTATTGTTATATACTGGATTAGAACAAGTTCCTTCCATTATACAATCTGCTTCAGTATTATTTGCCGATGCTGAACAACTTCCTGCAGTCCAAGTTCCGAATGGTTCTACACAACCTGCTTCAGTAGAATAAATTCCATCAGAACAAAATTCTGTTGCGAGCCCTGTCCAAGCACCGTTTATTGTTTCACAATCTACAGAGTTGTAGAATAATGGATTAGAACAAGATGGGCTTACTGCCGAAACTTGTCTATTACCAAACTCAATACTCATAGTGGAAATCATAACTGGTGGATTAAGAATTTCATTAGAACGCTTGTTAACGTCATAGTAATCTTCAACTACAGATTCTCCGAATGATTCAAGAGTACGCATTCCAGCGATTGGCTGTCCAACGTAATCTGCATTCTTCATATCAAGATGGCTGTTTGCCCATCGTTCTTCTCCACCGATTGGAACTCCGAAGACGTTCATTGAACGTGCTAACAGTAGATACTCATCAGATGAAAGATTAGGAACAGATTTTACTGAGATGTTATCCCAATAAGTGAATCCATTTCCAGTAGTTGAAAGAGTTAAGAATGCGTTACCCGTAACAGGTGCAGTAAAGATAAAGTCTTTAGAGCCGTCTGTGTCGTTTGCCGCAATCACCATACTTCCATACGCATCTGAATCAGGCGTAGGACCAATCTTAATGACTGAATCAGTAGGTCTATCAATATCGAATGATACTTTATAATTCAATTTATCAGTAACTTCAAAACTGATATGTGCAATACCTCTTGCAGAAGTACCGACACCAGATGTATATATTTGTTGAGTATTTTGATTTACATACGCTTCAGCGCCTTGCTGAGGTGAGAATGTCCATTTCTCTTCGATTTCTCTAACAGAAACATCATCAATACTTCCTTCAAATCCCGTATTAGTATAATAAGGACTATTAGTTTCAGGTCGATTATTATCTACAGTAGATATGAAGTGAATTTTACTATCCGAAGAACCCGCTCTTACGTGATGTACACGTTGTCCGCTTGGAACAAGTCCAGTTGTATCAGCATCAAGAACTGGGATATCTTCTTCGTGTAATGATATAGAATTGATTAATCCAGTTCCGTTCATTCGTACAACAAACTGGTCACTGGCTTCACCTATCAAATCGAGATGATGAATACCAGATGTAGTAATCGTTTTCTGAAGAACTCCGCCAATCAATATTTCAATTGTTGGGTTATTAGCAGAAGTGCCTAACAATACTAGTGCCTCGTGTCCTTCAGGAATAGTTTGACTAACTAGAATATAATCTCCAGTATCATAACTAATAGTGAATTCGTGAGTATAACTTTCAGCGTGATAGGCATCAGTCTGGAAGAATGTTCTTGTGCGAGTCGAATCTGCCATCAAGTAATCAGCATCAACTTGTGTAATCTGGAATTGATGTGAGTGACTTCCGTTAGGACCAGGCCCAACTTGGAAAGTAAGAATATTATGTGTCTCAAGAATACAATCTAATGTAGATTCGTAACTAGCATTTTTGACTAAATCATTCGCTAGAGTATATGTTGCTGTTCCATTTACAGAAGAATTAAAGTTCATCACTGCATTGGCAATTGAAACATCAACACCAGAAGCAGTCCAATTGATTTGAAGTGGGTCGACTATATCGAGATTCCAGTTAGCAATCTTATGAGTAGTATCACTACCAAGGGCAACTCTTAATCGACCAGTCATTCCATTATCAGTTGGGTCCATATCAGTTAAGGAATACTTAACTTCATATAGTTTGCCAGGAGTAAATACTACTGTCTGATTAATTTCAGTTTCAGATACAATCGAACCATCAAGATACGCTTTACCGTTGCTTGACTGCCAACCCTCACCCATATACCAAGCATTCTGTCCAGTAACACGTTCTCTGATTGATATATTATCAATCTTACCTATTCCCGTGTTAGACAATCTCAGTATTGCAGTATTATTAGGAGCAACTACAGTTTCAGAATAATGTCCTACTAATGTATTTGCAGTTCCGACAATCGTTGTATCACCCATCAAGGATGCTGTAAGTGTTCCATTCTCTGCGCCGAATACATCTTTAAACGACTCAATAATATCATATTGAATTTCGTAAGTGATTCCGTCTTGAATTGTTCCAGTAACAAGTTGTTCGATATGAGCGGCAGTTCCATCAGTTGTGTGTGCAGTTCCGCCATTTACTTCCCAAGTTCCTGTCTCTGTCCAAACAACTTCTTTGAATGAAACATTATCGAGTAGAATATTTGAACGCTGATTAATATCAACACTCATATAAACTTTGGCAAGTCCAGTGAAGTTATTTGTTACAAGGAATTGCTCTGAATTAGCACCTTTTATCATTGATACTGGGTCAATATATTGGATAGTACCAAGTTCAATATTCATTGCTTGAATCTTAGGTATTGCCCCGAAGCCAGTTGCTGTTACTAGATTTCCAAGTAGTAACAAGTCTGCTTGAGTTCCCGCTACTGGGAACGCATTTACAGGTTCTGGTTGTACTTGGAAGTAATCATTTCCTGTTCCATTGTCTATTTGAATTTTATCTTTAATATGGAAAGGAGTGTACATATTTTCTTGACCGTGATGATAATAAACTACGATATCATCTCCAGCGTTTACTACTGGAAGGTCAATAATGTTGAACATACCTACCATACTTGCGTGCCAACCACACTGATAATACAGTGAATTTGGAGCGACTGAAGGTACAGTAAATTCTACAATTTCATACTTAGGAACTCCTGCGGCATCTAGTCCGAATTTAGAACCTGGGTCAGTTTGAACCCCTGCTCCTTCTTCTCCTCTAGAACCCGTAACACCCAATAGATACTCACCGAAGTAAGCACCTGGAGTGAAGTGACTTCCGTCATCAGTAGTTACATAGAATGGATGACCAGGTGCGTTGACTCTAAATCTATAAGTAGCACCTCGGTATAAGTTGAGAGTTCTGTTTGTTCCCTCAATCATTCCTTCTTTATCAAATTTGTATAGTCCGCCATCATCTTCTACTGCGTAGTAGAGATTAGTTTCTCCTGGCGGTACGAATGGCCCAAATCCAGATACTCCATCAGCACCTGTTAGACCGAAATCTTCTGGGATTTTCCAAGTAAATTCTTTCGAGAAGTTACCAATCCATTGTGACTTTCTCCATTGTGCTAGTCCGACATCTTCACTTGGATTTAATGCGGTACATACTGAGTAGTCATCAACTCCATTGTAATACCAACCCGTTACGTTTAGTTCTTCACACCATCCACTCAAATTCATACAAACTGGGAATGGTTGGTCTGAAACCCAAGTTCCTGGGGCATCTTCAAGTGAGACAAAATCGTTTAGAGTTCCTGTGTCGATTGTTAGACCGTGACTTGCATTTTTAGATACACAATGGAATCCTTCACCAACTTCACCGATACCTCTTGTCATACCCGCTTGAACTAGGTTATCCCAGCCTCCACCCGGTATTGCTTTAATACCAGCGGCGTGCATATACATATCTTGCATTACGCCAGTGAATGGGTCAGGAGCAGTAACGTGCCCCATAGAACTCCAAGCATTGTTTACAAATGTGTATTTACCACCACGGAATAAGTCGAATCCTCCCGCTGTTCCTTCGTTACCACCGAATGATTCGTTTTCTGCAATATCTCGTTGATAAGGATAGTAAGAGATGTTTGACATATCGTGCCAAGACCAGAACCAAGGAGAATCTTGTGCTCCTTCAACTGTAGTCTGGGCAGGGTCAGCACCAGTTATTGTAGATTGTGTATCAACTGTAATTTCAAATCCGTCTGTAGGTCCGTAACCATCACCAAGTGCAACAACTGTGTGGTTATTCATTGCTCCAGGTAATTCAGTAGGTGTATATGGTTGGTCGCCAGATGGCAACTGAACAACATCACCAACTGATAATGCGTGATTGACTGATTTAACAGTTCTTGGTCGAGACCATAGAACTTCTACACCAGAGATGAACGGGTCACCTACGTGATTAGTTAAATCTCGTTCAACTTCGTATCTAAAGGATGCCATATCAGCAACAACTTCATAACTCTCAATAACATTGAAGAAAGTTGGAGTTGTACCTGGGGCATTCTCTAGAGGATAAATTACTGTTTCAGTTAATGCAAAGTGGTCCCAATCGATAACATAGTCAACAAAGTAATTTGTATTACCGTGATGAACTCCGTTATATACGTTGGTGTAATGTATCTTGTCGCCCGCTTTAACTTGGTGTCCGTCTGATTCAATGCCACGCTCTTTCTTAACATATCCTGAGATATCTACGAAAGGAGTTGTAATTGTAGTTGGATTCAAATCATCGCCACCCATAGCGAAATCATATTGTCCAACTGTAAATTGGCTTGAGCCAGGATAGTATACTCTATCAAAATCGTGAATATGTTGGTCAATCGAAATAATTAAATATGTGTCATTTGCAGGGTCTATACATCCATATTCAACTGTATGGAAATGCTGTGGGTCAGAAGTTCCGTGATTAGAAGTTCCAATCTTAGTGGCTCCACCCGTTGCACTCCAAGTTCCATCACCGTCTTGTGTGACTCCAGTTAATGGACTTGCTTTTAGTGTCGCTTCGTCTGTTATGTCAAGGAGCAATTGATGATAATGACCAAAGTTGGTCAATTCAATATTAGTTCCACCTTCAATAACATAGTATTGAGACATTCCGTGAGTATGTGAGCCAGTCATTCCAACTAGATACATTCCACCAGCACCATTGTTTAGTGCATTGTCCCAATTATATGTAACAGAGTGAGCGTGAGGAGAGTTATTTCCAGAGCCAGTTCCGTTTGTCGTTGACATTGAAATTACGTTTGTGCCTGTTTGAATAGTAGCGTATTCGGCAGTTGTGAGTTCACCAGTGTGTATGTGTCCGATAACATTCATATCATCAAAGAATACATCAACTCGTGCATCACCTTTTTGTACTGCGGTGATAATATAATCTTCCCATTTACGCTCTCCAACTCCAACTACTGCTCCGCCACCAGTTGTGCTTCCGCCAGAACCATAACCAGTACCGCCTTGGTCTAGTGTAAGTGAAGTAATACTACCATCGACTGTGCCAGTTGCTAGAGCGTTCACTGTTGGCGAACCACCAGTAAATGTAACAGAAGGTGAACCAGTATATTCAGTTCCCGCAACCGTTATGGTTATTGTATCAATAACTCCAGTTCCATCAATTGTACAAGTCGCTTCGGCTTGTATCGCAGTTCCACCATCAGCAATTAGAGCCCCGTATGGAGCAGAGATTAATACAGTAGGAACAGATTGATAACCAGTTCCAGCGTCATCTATAGTAATGTCTGTGAGACCAGCATCGAAGCCTATACTACCAGTTGCACCAGCACCACCTCCACCAGAGATATATATTGTCGGAATGTTTGTGTATTGAGAACCACCAGTAAGTAGTGTCAATCCTGTTACTACACCACCAACAACTGTCGCTTCAGCCGTAGCATTTACTGTATTAGAATCACTACCACCTTGGAAGGTGATAACAACTGGAACAGTAGCATTCGGGTCAGTTTCAACATCACCAGACTGAAATGATACTAAGTCAGTAAGTGAAAGGTCGTGATAAAGTGATTCTACTACGTTTTGACTTCCTGCACCACCAATTGAGGTACAGAGTTGAGGCATTACTTGACTAATATTATAAGAATTAGATAGTGCAGGTAAGGCTACATTAGCGCCATAGTTAATAGGAATCTTGATTGTATCACCGGGGTTTAGTCCGTGATTCAATGAATAAACAAATCTGTGGTTAGTTGTACTGGACAATCTTCCTTCTTCGAGCGGGTGGAAAGTACAGTGAAAATATAAATCGTGATATCCGTCTACAACCCAAGACCATTGTTCACCAGGTGAAAGGTCAGGAGAAGCAAAGGATATATTATCATCAGAAACAGCATTGTGAACCAATATGTTTGTGTCTGGATTATTAAATATGATTGTGTCGCCTTCTCTCGCTTCGAGATGGTAAGGGACAAGAATATGTGTTTGTGTGTTCGGGTCGTTAATTGCGCCTTCAAACCAGTGTGCGCCAGAACCTGTACAAGCCGCTTCCATTGCGGCAACTGAAGTAAGATATTCTGGTGTGATTACTGTCCAAGTCTCGCCAACACCTTCGCAAGTTCCTTGGTCAGAGATTGAAGGATTATTAGAACAAGATGAACAAGTAGGTCGAATTAGAAGTTCGTCTTCTATTACAGAAGCGACAAATGTTCTTGGGGCTGGTCCACCGCCAACTTCTGAGAAAGTCGCTGTATCAGGAGCAAGCATATCGACCATATTTTTAGCACCATTAATAAGGTCCCAGTTAACATCATTAACTGTAAGGTCGTATGAAAATTTGTATTGAGTATTTGGTTTTAGATTTGCTTCAAACCAAGCAAGGGCTACTTGAGCACCATCGGTATAAGCATCGACAATCTGAGTTCCCTCAGTAAAGAACCTGTCGAATTGATATGCAATGCCATTTGCCCAAGGGCTTGCTATATTAACTGGTTCATCAAATCCACTATTCTTGAGCAATTCAACTTCAAACGCATCAGCGGCAAAGGAACTATTCTGAACAAGATTCGAGGATTCATATGTTATATCGAGTCCACCGTTTTCAATCATCTCGGTAGGAGATACGAATTGTTGTGAACGGCCTGCAACATTAATTAGAAAATCTTTATATTCTGGCAAATGTTCTAGGTTCTCCATTACCTCTAAAGATTTCAGCATAAGAGCCAAATCCTTAACAAGAAGGTCAGGAGCATCCAATTTAATGTTCAAAGAGTCCAAGAAGGAACTCTTCTGTTGCTCTATAGTATTTAATTCTAATAGTGAGAATTTGTGACCTGTATAATGTGCCATTTTTATATTATTTCCTATAAATTATTCGGACGCTAGTTCGCTTGTATAGTTCAACTGCATAGAGGTAGTAACATACGGGTCACTTACACCGAGCATCTCAAACTCCTGCATCCTAACAAAATTATTCTGCTGTTGAATCATTACGTTGGTGCGTTCACGCCACGTTTTGAAGGTTTCATCCTTTCTTACGTATGGTATAGTTGTAGTTCCATTTGCCATAAAGCCTTAATCCCCTCGGTTTTCAATCAAATCGTACACAAGTTTCTTCAGTCCTTTTATTTCGCTTCTCATACTATTTATAACTCTTCGAGAATCCGTTTGAACTTGTTGTGCATCTTTCTGCTTCTTGATTGCAATTTTGCGTTGTTTGTATGCTCCAGAGTCAGTAAATATAACTGCGCCAGTTCTTGGGTCTTTTGTATATGTTGGTTCAGTGGCCATTTCCGTTCTCCTAAGTCAATGTCAATACTCTCATCTCTCGTACTGCTGGTAAATAGCACGGATGAGTCGTATGTAATTCAATTTTTACTCTAAAATGGTCAAATTCGTGAGGCACTTTCTTCAATGGAGTGAAG